TGCCAACCTTGACAGCGCCGTTTTCCAATCCAAACACCTGCCAGACAGAACCACAAGGTTTTAGCTTGTCACTTTCTCGCTTATCCAGTTTGGAGCTTGTGTAAACGTATGCTCCCTTTGAATTGGATACTACTGCGACAGCACCGATATTCCACTTTACAACGGGATGCAGAGACAGCGATTCTCCGGTCTTGTTTGTTGATTTAGGCTTAGAACTACCTGAATTTGCCTTTAAATCGATCAAGCAGATATTGCCGTCAACGTTGTAACCCTTGTAATTATCGGTAAATTGCCAGATTGCTACGCCGTCCATTGATGGGAAGTAATTAAAGTCAGCGGAATCTTGACGACCCATGACTTTATATGAAGCTACCCATAAACAAGTTCCGAATGACTTTACAATTCGAGCTGTGTTGAGCCGGTTACGCAATACATAAGCACCAGCATATACTAGCGGCTTATATCCTGCTTCTTTGATCACTTGCATAGCTGCTATGACAGCATCAGTGTTTGAACCAACAGCGCCGGTGACGTCGTTGCCACTGCCCTGCTCCCAGTCGTCCGCAAGATACGAACCAAGAGGGATGCCGTAGGCCTTCGCCTTTTCAACAGCGTACTTAGCTTCTGCCCGTGCTTTTAATACAGAGCCAGAGTGTGTAGCATAAAAGTAGCCGCCGGTTAAAAGCCCATGAGCAAGTGAACTCTTGATTTGAGCTTTTGCCTTTGGGTTGATATAGCCAGTGCCCTGTGTAAGCTTAATCAATGCAAATTTAATGCCGGCGTAGCTTACGTTTTCTGATTGGTAGCTTGCGACATCAGCACCCAAACTTCTTTTTGATACGGTTAAGTTTGACATCTTTTTCACCGCCTTTCATTTGGTTTCTTTTGGCAATCGTTTGGTTTTCAAACGATTTTCCAAAAGATTCAAAAACGTACTCGTTGTACGTCTTATATCTAGTCTTTGTCATCAGAATCATCACCGCTTACAAAACCAATTGGTTGAGCATTGTCATCTTCATCTTGTGTAGCCTTTTCTTGATCAGCTTGCATTTGGTCATATGCGTGTTGGACAGCTCCCTTAGCTACGGATTCGGTAAGGGGCTTGTTTTCCTTTTGTGCTTGGTTCAGCAAAGCTTCAACCGCCTTAGCTTTCTTTTCAGCACCTGAAATGTCGAGCGTAGCGGCTTCACTTACTACGAACTTGGCAATCTGGTCAATGGTCATAACTTCCTTTGGTAAAGGCTTCTTTGACTTAGACGCAAAGAAATCAATACCAGTAGAAACACCTTGACATACAGCGACAAAGGCAAGAAATCCCACAAAAAGATATTCATTAAGTTGGCTTAAATTCATTAGTCAGTCACCTTCTTAGTTAAAAAAGAAGTAGTATCTGGCTTATTTTCTACTTGTGGTGCTGGTGTAGTGCTTTCAGGATCCTTAACCATTGAATCATCCTTAATTCCTGCAAAGTAGCGAACCCACTTAGTAACCTCTGCCTTGATGTCTTGTGGTGCATCGTCAACGGTCAAAACGCCGTCTTGTACCAAGGTAACGTAATCTAAAATTCTAGTGTTTGGCTTCATTTTCACTTAACTCCTTTCTGAGTTTTTCATTTTCATTGAGTAGTTTTTTGTTTTCCGCGTTTAAACGCTTATTCTGTTCAACAATGTAATCTCGGTTATTCTCCACGCTATCCATATCACTTTTCTTACCGTTTTGCTTAAAGGTAAAGTAGCCTAAAAGCAAAGCGGACAAAGCCGATATAATGCTGTTTAGGTCGACATGCACTATATCACCCCTAACGCTTTGAATAATGCCTTGCTGTCCAGATAATAAAGGCTATAACCGCCGTATTTGACAAAGCGTTCTGGACAAACTCCATTTCATGGGCAAAAATCACGTGTTCAATTTCGATTGATGAAATTATTGCTAGCAGCACCACGACAAGTGCCAACAACACCCCTAGAAGCTTATTGTTGTTGTACCGTGAACAGGTGTAAACCAGCAACGCAATGCCTACAATCATCATTGAACAATCTAAGTAAACGTTGTTCATCATCCACGCTAGTTGTGGTGGATAAAAGAAAAATCTGCGGTTAAGGTAAAAGCCCAAACCTTTACCGAAAATCAGCAGACTAATGATCACGTAAAGTGAGTTATTGTTGAGGCGTTGCAGTAGTTGGCGCATAAGCTTCGCCTACAATCTTTTGGTAATTTTCAGCTGATAAGAAACCTTGTACTACTAGGTCCTTCATACCGTTCTTGTCATAGATGCCGAATTCCCAGTCCATACGATACATCTCTAAAAAGTTTGCTTGAATTTGTTCCATTAAAGTCATGATTTATGTCCTCCTTAACTATTGCTTATCAGTTGCTTGGTCTGCTGGCTTAGTATCAGTTGTTGGGTTAGCTGGTGTAGCGTTATTAGCATTTGCGCCAACTGCCTTGGTTACCATTGCTAAGGTCTTTTGCATAGCACCAAGAATTTGATTAGTGTTTTGAGTTTGTTCAGTAAAGCTCTTCATCAAAGCTAAGTTTTGCTTAGATGATTGAGCTTGAACTTCTTGCATATCTCTTAATGCTTGGTCTACCTTATCGTTGGCTTTGTCGAGTTCAGCACTCTTCTTGTCCAATTCAGCCAGCTTTTGTGTAGTTTCTTGCAAGATAACGGCTTGATTGTTCTTGTCGTTTTCGCTCCAATCAGTGGCGCCCACTGTCCAAACTGGGTCTTTAAAGCTGTCAGATGGTCTTTCAGCGTGGACTTGCCATGGGAGCGCCACACTTGCTTCATCGCCAAAAACTGGGATTACTTTGTGATGCCAAACAGGATCCGCATTGTCAGGATCTGACAAGTAGACAAAGCCTGTAAGAGTTGGGAACTTTGCCTTTAATGCCTGTTCTTGTTCAGCAACACTGTTTTGATCTTGTGTAGCGTTTGTTTCGGCGCCCGCTACTGGTGCAACTTGTGTATTTTCGTCAGCCATTTTATTGGCTCCTTTCTATATAAAAAGCCCACGGGAACGCCCCGTGAGCAAGGTTGTTTTTTGTATAAAAAAAGCACTCAATGAGTGCTATAAATCCTCTCTCAACAAATATCTATTCATAATATCCGTTGCTTTTATGTAAGTTCTATATATTCCATCATCAGTTCCCATATTATTAATCCAATGGCTAAAATAAACACTGTAATAAGGAATATTTTGGCTACTTAAAATAATTCCAGTAATAGTCCCCGTTGAGGCCAAATTCAATATACCAGAAGGTATATCGAAATTATGTAGCTTACTATCTGAAATTTGTACATCATAACCAGTAGGATCAACCCATGCTACCTGATATTTTTGACGAGTAACAGTTTTACCGATTAATTTCAAATTTACATAATCATCAAGTAATAATTGTTGTAGATAATATTTTTCACGATTTAAAAGAAGATGATCAATCATAGAGCCACCTCCCTAAGCAGGTAAAGAAGTGATCTAAGTCGTTGATACAAACGAATAGGAAGGAATTTACCCCCCCCAATTTACGGATTCAACGTCATTTGCTGAAACGCAAGACAAATATATTGGAAATGTGTCTGGCAAATCTTCCCATTGCCCATTACGATTTGCAGTTCCAGTTATTGCATAGTAATTGTTAGCCGTGCCAACACATCTAAAGGTAGATCTACCAATTGAAATAGCACTTCCATTAGCGCCCCCTATTACTCCGCCTTGTCTTACGGTCACAGTTGCTGGATGTGGGCTCCATGTTTTACCATTGGCAACAATTGAAGTATCACTATCCGAAATTTCAAACCACTTTTTTGTATTCAAAATTAGATGGTCTAGCATGCTTTCACCTTCTTTCTATTACTTTTCAATCATAGCCAACCGTGTAGGCTTCTCATTTTCCCAGGCTTGGGCTTGGGCTTCTTGACTTGCTGGGAAGCGACGACCCTCTACGTAGTTGTCCTTAATGTAAGTTACATTGTTGATTAAATCGTTAATCTGCTTTTGCTTGTTAACATTGTCTTCCTTTAAATCGTTGATCTGTCTTTGCAAATCGTTGATCGTTGGACTGGAAATATTACCGCTAGCATCAACGCGAGCTGCCTGTGCGCCAGTGCTATTGCGAATTACAACGGCATTAGAGTTATCGTCCCCCAGCTGGATAACCAGGTCTAAGTTGTCGTTAGCATCGTTATCTGCAAACAGTCTGACATTATCAGTAGCGCCACTCCATGTTAACCCGCCAATGTTACCGTCATGCGATTCAACTGCGCCCGCGCCATTCCAGTTGATAGTACTATGTTCCGCCATGTCTCCACCAGAGTTGGACAGTTTGCCGTTTAATTGTCCCTTGGTCCAGTTAACAATGTCTTGACCTGCATTCTGATCCATCAGAATCTGATTGCCGCCGTGTAGGTTTTCTTCCGTCATCTTAGTTGTAGCGTTTGCGTTAGCATCAAAGCCGCGGGCAACGGTTGAGGTAACGTTTACGTTGCCGCTTCCGTCAGGGGTTAAGCCATTAACCTTTTTGACTGCTGAGTTAGAAACACTAGTTAAGTCCGTCTTAGTGGCGTAATTGCCGATGTTTAGTCCGTCAACCTTGGAGTCAATTAATTTGATGATGTCATTATTAGATAATGTCGGAAGCTGAAACCAATATCCCCAATGATTATTACTAAAATAGCGGATTGCATATTTTTGTTGGCTGGACACTATAAGCTGGTATCCAGCATTAGCATCCTTGACTACTTTGATTAATGCGTTTTTCCAGACTATTGGGATATTAAAAGGAGTAGTTCCATCTTGCATTTTAGGGTAATTGACAAAGCTAGCAGCACTTTGGGAAGTCCGATATGTCCCGCTTGGCAGGTCATTGAGGTCTTTTAAATCTGCCGGAAAATCCTTAATGCGGTCACTATCAACGATCAAGTCAAGAATACCGTCATCATCGGGTTCAACAACCGCCCCGTCGTTGATCTTTGCACCTTTGACCTTGCCAGCTTGCTCAATTTTCGGGTCATACTCCGCTTTGAGCTTCAAAATAGCCGCGTTGACATCGCTCATGTGAGCTACGCCAATCTCGTTAACCGTCAAGTCAACTTTTGCGGCATTGCTGATAGCCATTGCTAAATCAATGTCAATTGAAGCCGTTGACCGGTGATCTGGCGAACCTGCCGCTAGTGTTTGTTCTCCGTTTGACGGTGATACACCAAGCAAGATTTCTTTGTTATCGTTGTTGTTTTTAGCGTACCAACCGACTGAGCTAAACGTTAAGTCATCCGTTAAGTCCTTGTTGCCAAATGAAGCCGAAACGGTGATTGTGTTGTCTTGTGGAGGTGTAACAATTACGTTGACCTCCATTTTTTGATTTTCAAGGGTGGCAAGCTTTCGAATGTCTTCATCAGCCATAGAGCTGACATCTTGACCAGCTAGCACCGCCCGTGTATATGCAATTTCGCCATTACCAGCGCCGACATTAATGAGTAATTTACGCCCTGCATCGGTGATAATGGTGTCTTTGAATTTGTCCATTTTGACCTTCTTTCATTAGATTGCCTTTAAGGCTTGATATTCATGTGTTAAAAGCTTGGTACCGATGTACGACATGCGCTTTGCTTGTGCTTTCCAACCTTCCCACCAAGTAGCCACTTCTTCATGTGTAGTGTTTTGCAACTCGTTAATGTCTGTCCCAAAATACCAATGGTTATACGTGGTAGCTTTGTAGCCTTCCCACCAGATAGACGCAAATGTTTTGATGTCATGGTCCCTATCTTGCGTGGTGGCACCTAGATAGCCGTGAACGTGTGTAGTAGCTTTAAAGATTATCAAGTCAAGCCAGTAACCCATCGCCAGCATTTTTTGCAAGTTGTTAAGCATAAACTTTTCCATTTGCGGGTTTTGAACCGCATCAAACGGTATCTGCATCCCTACGTGACGAATACCTGTCTTCCAGATTTTGAAACCGTGGTCATATTCAAGCGCACTAGACGTTATTTTCACGATTGAGGGTACAGTACCCTGTGCCCGTGAAAGAAGCTCCATAACGTGAATAATGAAGCGATAATTGTCGTCGTCTTGACTTGGTCTATATGTCTGGATGTCGGCACCAAAAAGGTCGAGCGTTGTTCCTTGGGCGTCTTTTAAAGCACGCCAGCGCTCGACCTTATTTGCATTTGTACTAATCCCTTCTAGTGGCTCGTTAAAGGCATCAATTAGCTTATAAAGATTGCCACCAGGTCGCTTATACCAGTAGTCTGAAATCTCAGCTAAAAGCTGTTCAGAAGTCTCATATGCCATTTACGACCACCTCAATATTTCTAGTGTCACAAGAGACGGCTTCAAACGGCTGTGTATGTATATCTTTATCTGCTAAATGTTCGGGGTCAGTTCCGATCTCAACGAGTGCCTCACCAACGCCCTCAATTGAATAGATAGACGGATAAATTTTGGTTAGGTAAACGGTACCGTCCATCAGTAAACTGTTGATGTAATCAGCTATTTCTTGCTTTACATAGTCAGCACCGTCGTCGGCGTTCCATTCGTCAGTTGTCCGAATTTTGACCCTTGCATAAATTGGTTTGTCGGTTGCGTAATCAAAATTGATCTTTTTAACCTCACCTGTTGCATCTTTTGCTTGAACTTCTTTGCTACCAGTAAGACTGATACCAGCCGCTACTTTATCTGCTAAGCAACTCGCTATATCGTCTTCTTTTCCGCCCAAACAAAAAACGTGAACCGAATACGGTGGATTTCCGTATTGGTCCGCGTCTGCGAACGGATTTTCAATAATGTTTACTTGTCTTACTCCTGGTAAATTCATTAATGCTGATTTGATACCAGCTGTTGACGGTCCAGGCTTTGCCACGTTTTCCATGATTAGCCGCGCTCTATATGTGGAGTCGTCTTCATCATCTTGTCCGCCAGCTGCCTTCTGCGGATTCGTCACACTAATAATGTCTTCGTCCGGATTAGAAACAATAGTGATTGTGTTAGGCAAAACGTTGTTAAAGTCACCAGTTTCAACGGATTGGACAACTCCTACTCCAATGTACTGACCATTTGAATCTTTTGCGGTAGTTACGTCCTTGATAAGGTCAAACACAACACCGTCATCGGTTTCAAACTGTTCACCTGCTTGTATCAAATATTCGTCATCAGTCACGATTTGAATGTTTGCAAAGCTTGGTGTAGCAACTTTCCTTGGAAGATCTAGGTTAGCACCAATCCGATCAAGTGAGCTTTCAGTAGCCGTGCTGATATAAGCAGAATAGTAAGTTTTTTGCAGTTCTTGAATTAGCAAGGTTTCGCGCCACGCTATCAGTCGGGCAATAATTCCAAAATTGGAATTACTTGTCAGGACGATATCGGTGCCAAAACGTTGCATCAAGTCATCTTCTACACTGTCCAGTATTTCTTCATATGTGGGAGCTAAGAACCCCCGCTTGTGTAGTCCGAAACTAGCTATCGCCAAGTTCAAAACCTCCCTCTACGTTTTTCGGTTGACCATCGCCAACTTGAACAGTTGCGCTAAAAGCCACATATAAGCCTCTTCTAGGCATTTTCTTAAAAGTGATACTATTAACCGTTTTGACCTCTGGAACCTTTTCTGTGATGGTCGTAGACATGTCAGCGGATGCAAGCTGAGCGTTAAAATTCTTACCAATGAAATTGCTGTAATCTGCGCCTTGATCTGGGTCAAGATTAGGCATTTCACCGTAGCGAATTAACAGTGTAGCCCTTATTCTTTGGGCTATTTCGTCAATTCCTTCAACGATTGCTAAGTCGTGAGTAGTAGGGTCAATAACTAAATCACCGTACTCATTAACTAATAAATCCTTAGCCATTTTTCGCATCACCTCCGAGAACTCCAACAATAATCGCATCATTAGCATCATGAACCCTTGAACTATTCGGAGTGTAAGTGTTGACAGCTCTACCACCTTCCCAGTTGTCATTATCACGGTCTAATACCACCGCAACTACTGGGACGCCCTTTCTCATAAGCTTCTTTTTAGGCAGCTTATCAACCAAATGCGAACCCGTTTCAGAATCAATTCTTTTAAATTCTGGTTTAAGTCGCTCAATCATTTCATCCAACATGTAACAATTTTCAGTAACCGGAATATCCAGATATTGTGCTGATGTTTCGCCGTCGCTTGAATTAGCAAGCGGTAAAATATCCGCCGTATGATCTTTCTTGTTATAGTCAATAACTTTTGCAATTAATGCATTTTCCATTCCAGAAATAATGCCCCATTGAAATTTGCGCATTGCGTTGATAGCCGCCTTACGTTCTTCATTTTGTGATTGTGCCATAACACTCACCTCCTTAAATCTTTCCAAGTGAACATTGCGTTTGTGCTTTATCCATGTCAAATGTATGTTGACCGGCTTTCACATAAAAATAGCCTTTCAAATACTTACTTTCCATGTGAATCCCCACGTTGGTGGTTATGTCTGGAACCAATGGAACCATGATTTCCCACGTTCCTTTACCGGAGCTGTCATCGCTACTTTCGTTGTAACTTGGTGGCTGTAACAGGTCTTGGCCATCAATCTCATACCACGTTCTCTTTGTGCTTTTTGGATTAATGATTTCAAGCTTTCCTTGAATGTAGGTCATGATTGAACCTGTTTTTTTGACCACCTGTTTAAGCAGTGTTAATGGTTTGCCCTTTGCGGTAAATGACTTTTTCAAAGTTGGATTCTTTGCTAAGTCAATCTTAGAAATTACGATTCCTGATTGACTTGCAATTCCTTTGATCAAAGTCTTATAGTCCGTGCCTTTGCGAAACGTCTTATTAACTTTGACTACTTTTGTAGCACGGGTTTTAATCCGTTTCTTACGCCACTTACCTTTAATGGTTTCTTTATATGGCGTTCGATGGCGAACCGTGTACTTCTGTCCTTTTTTAGGACCTCGTTTGTACTCTTTGGTCTCTGTGTAATGGTGGTATCTAGTAACCGTCTTATCAGGTTGCTTGACCCACTTCGTTACATATTTGTTGACCTTCTTTTCTTTTGTTACTTTCAATTTGCGAGCGGCTACATTGCTGTAATTCGTGCCCTCAGTGAAAGTAATTGTAAAGGTATCAGTTGTACCATCGTGGTTAGGAATGCCGATTTTTTCGATAAATCCCTCAGCAAGAATCTTCTTATCTGGTCCCCAGTTAAACGCAACATAGCAATAGAATTTCTTATGATAAAAATTTGCATGCTCCTTGGTCATGTTGTACAAAGTGACCGTATTTTGCTGTGGCGTAGACGAATCAGCAAAGTTAACTTCAAACGTAAACGGATAATTATGCTTATAATGCTCGTTGTTGTAAACGGTTTGGGTTTTGCCTTTATCGTTAGTGCAGACAAACCACATGTGTGGGTTGCTAGTAACTATCAATATGAGACCTCCTGATCCGTTAAATCGTCGCTATCTTCGTCAGGGTCATACCCCAGTGGTTTGATAGTCGGGTCTTCGTCTTCTGAACCAAGTGGATCAATCACATCAATGTAAATTTGAACATCATAGCCAAACTCAGCCTTGCCGGCATCTTTTGCGTTACCAGTTTCGTCCATCACTCTCATATCAATTCGAGGTAAACGAGTATCAGGAATATCAATAGCGACTAGCTGATTAAGTATAAGCGGCTCCTGTTCTAGCAAGGTTTCGCCATTCTGATAAATAGTGATGGTATACCAGTCAGCAACGGGGTTATAGTCAATTCTTAGCGTGTAAACCTCGCCAGCCAATTCGATGTCGAAAATGTCCGGCAAATCATCAATGTTCACTGGAATATATTGACGCATTTCACCCCTCCTTACTTAACTCGCATCTTGCTTTTAGCCTTATGCTTCTTATCGTTGACATAAATCAAGTTGCCGGCATAAATCCGGTTAGGATTCTTGATCTTGTTGACCTTTTGAAGCCAAGAAACCGACTTACCATAGCGTTTGGACAATCCCCACAGGGTATCGCCCGGCTTGATGGTTATTGCGGTGTAGTTCTTGTTTCTGTTGCCTGCCAACGTCTTAGAAGACTTCGACCGCTTAGCATTCTTCTTTTTGCCGCTTGTCGTGATCTCAGCAGCTCGAACAAATGTAAAAGTTATTGAAACCTGCATCGTGTTTTTGAAACCGGTAAATTGCCGGTCAAGTTGTGATATCAGCAAGTGCTTGTAATAAATGTCACCACGGAACGTTAATTCTTCATGGTGACTGTGCCACGTTCTTAACTGCACCCATTTATCATGGGCTGTGCGACCGCCGTTAATGTCGTCAGAAATAAGACCGTCAATAGTGACCGTCTTAGAATTGAATCTTGCGTAATCTTTACGAGGTGCCCCCTGATCAACGGCATAAGAAGTAATGTTTGATGAATTGCTTTCTGATTCCGTATTTGTGGGGCTAAAAAAGACAATATCGCTTTCTGTCCCGTTGAGTGTAGGAAAAATAGCCATATTGCCTTCATTCGTAAATTCTTTTTTATGTTGTTCAATTTTGCTGACCATCGCGGCTTGATCCGTGGTCTTGCTTTTATTAACACGCTTTTTGCTGGTCTTAGCTGGTTTAAGCTGATTTCTATACTTTTTGTATCGGTTCATGTCTGCATGATATTTTTTCATGTATTCTTCAAACTTCTTAGTATATTTAGCTTTCAGCTTTGGATCTTTCGTGTTAAAGACTTTTGCTGAAAAGTTCATTGCCGTCGCATTGGCTTTCATTGCCGCACGGTGAGCTTTATCAGCCTTATCTTTGATTTCTTTTATTTTTCTTTCTGCTTTAATTTGCGCCTTAGTCTTTTTGCGCCCCTTACGGGGCTTAGACTTGTTTTTTGGCTTTTCTTTTTTAGCCAAATAAAAACAACTCCTTACTAATAAAGCGATGGATCCGTACCTAATTCATCGCTTATGTTTACTAGAACCTTATTAATTTCACGGCGTACCAGTTCCGCAATCCGCTTAGCATCCTCCCTTGTCCCGTAGATAGGACCGTTGAGGTTGATGTTAATGACCGGCGCTGAGCTGTGTGACCGTGTAGGTCTGTTAATCTTTGGAAACTTAAACATTTGCGCTAAGTCAGAAACTTTACGCTTTGTTTGTTCGTGACTATCAACTTTAACAGGACCGTCAGCAGTGATTAGCTCTGGACCACGTTCACCTGCAATAAATGGAGTGTGTGCTTTTGGACGTCCACCCTTTGCGTAACCGCGACCATTGCCTAATGCTGACAAGCTAGAACCATAGCGGTGCTTAGCATAATTCAAGCCAGCGTAAATGTTGGCAGGTCCGTTAAAGATACCGCCAGAGCCTTTACGCTTAAAGGCTTCGAATGTTGCTCGCTTAGTTTGCATAAGTCCTAATGCTGGACCAGAACCGTTACCGTCTGGGTCACTCCCTGGTTGTCTTGCGTTAGGATTACCACCTGACTCAGTTTGGATCTGACGCAATACTCTTGCGACCATTGAATCAGAAGTAGACAAGTGCAACATACCAAGAACTCGTTTAACTGTACCAGCCCAACGCTTGACGCCTTCACCACCGATGTTGCCACCGAGTGAACCTTCATCGCCTAACTTGTCCTTAATCCACTTTAAAGCGGCTGGACCAAGTTCGCGTTTTGCTAGTGCAGTTAAGTTAGTAGCTGGCTTTGCAGTCTTCTTAGCAGTTGATGCATTGTGTAACCCTTTGACACGGTAGAAACCATAGCCCATACCCATGTCATCAGCAATTCGTGTGACACGCGCTTTTGGCGGTGTTTCATTGAACATTGTCCCGGTTCTTGGATTCTTGACGATACCCACGTGACCGGCTGCGCCTGTCCCATGACCGAAAATAACCAAGTCACCCGGAATAGTTCGATTAATGCTTTTACCAAGATATTGGAGGGCGGAACTATGTTGCATATCAACAGTTGAACGCCCAGCATTAATTCCGAAATGCTTTAAAGCTTGTGCGACCATACCAGAACAGTCACTAGCCGCCTTACTCATAGCACCCATGACATATGGGACGCCAGAGAATGTAGACTCAGCAAATCTCAGGAATGCTTCACGAGTGCCACCTTTACCATCACCACCGCCGATTGCGTTGTTGATGACCGTCCACATCGCGTTAGACCAAGAATTACCGAAGTGCTGAGATGAATTTTGCGCTAATCCGATAGAACCACGCTTTAAATTCGATCCGCTTGGTTTGAGCTTGTCTAAGAACATTTCTTTGAAGCTTTGTGCTGGGTTGGCTCCCGCCTTCTCAGCAAGCTTTCTCAATGCGCTATGGCTTAGCCCTGATCCCTTGGCAAAATGCTTTACACCGGCTGATTTAGCCACCTGTTGGGTCTGCGCCCCGTTGAGGACACCCCAGCCCTTTGGTAGCATCATGGTGACATTGTTGCCACGTGGTAAGAACAATTCATTCTTGTCACTAACTAAGGCTTCTTGTCTTGGTCCTGTTTGTGCATCGTTGACCATAGCAAGGGTATTTTCGGTTAGACGCCCGTTTGCGTCAGTACCAGTAGCAAACTTAACTGGCTTGATAACTGAGGTATTACCGCCGAACTGTCCAAGGACCTTGTCAATTCCAGTAATACCCTTGTTAATCTCACCAATTGAGTCGCTCATTGCATCCCTGGCAAAGCCTTTAGTTTTGCCTAATGCTTTACCAAAGCCTTTTGCAGTGGATTCACTAAGACTGATAACACCGTCATGGGTCTTGTCCATCTGCTTGACAATGCCTTTGTGCATGTCTGAGTAGTCAGAGATAGCCCGTTTTCGGGTCTTAGAGCTGTCTTTACCCGTTTGACGTGTAATCTTATTCCAAGTGCTTGAGCTCTTCTTAGAAAGGCTATTAAGTGACTTGGATGACTTGTCCGCAATTTGTTTGTAGTCGTTAGTTACCTTCTTTGAGGTTTTACCAAGCTTATCAGTTCCGCTTGCGTAGCCTTTGAGGGTTAGCCCATTACCTAAACCGCCGTTTAATACCTTTGCGGTATCGCGTGCATTCAGGATATGCTCGCCAGCATAAACCTTTGTAAATTGCGGACCATTAGCACCAAGCAAGCGAACGTTGTTAGCATAAGGTTTGTATGCTAATTCGGGACCAGCTTCACCGACAAGGGCACCGTGTGAGGCGTGCATAAGCCCACCGTTGGCGTGTGCCTTGCCTGTTAGTTTACCTTTAACCCAGTTGACTCCCTTGCCAACTGCACCAAGTGCCGCCTTGACAGGCTTTGGTGTGTGATCACTGACCCATTTACTTAGACCTTCAAAAGGCTTTTTAAATAGGTCAACGGCATTTTTACCAAGATTGCCAAACCAAGTTTTAATGCCTTTCCAACCAGATTGAACGTCCTTGTTAATTCCACCAGCCCAGCTTTGCATGCCATTCCATTTAGACTTGAAGAACTTACTTGATCTGTGACTTAGATTTCCTGACCATGAGGTGAAACCATGCCAACCGCTTTGTACGTTCTTATTGACTCCGCCAGCCCATGACTTCATGCCATTCCATTTAGACTTGAACCATTTGCTTGATTTATGACTTAAATTTCCTGACCATGAAGTAAAGCCTTTCCAGCCTTTTTGAACGTCTTTGTTAGTTTTACCACCCCAGCGCTCCATGCCGTTCCACTTGGACTTAAACCACTTATTAGACTTTGCACTAAGCTGTTTAGTCCAAGATGGGAAGTCTTTCATGCCTTTTTGAGCATCTTTAACAACTCCATCAGCCCATTTTTTAGCATTAACTTTTGGAAGAATTCCAGATGCTTTAAGCTGCAATTGACTATTTTGGGGCTTTTTACCATGAACTTGTGGTTTAAATCCAGCTAGCCATTTATTGAATCCATTTTTCTGAGGATCAAAGCCTCCCCAGTCCCAATTTTGTTTTCCAGCCCATTTACCAATATCGCGGAATAAACTTCTAGTTCTATCCATTCCATCACTTGGCTTACCGTGTGGATTAAGATGCGGATTGTTTCCAATCCACTTATAAAAGCCACTCCAATCCAGCCAAGTTCCCTTGGTTTCTTTTTTGACTTCTGGACCGCTTCTACGCCAAAAGTCTCTATCAGCAATATGTCCAGCAGCGTTCCAAATCGTAGAAGCAGAACCACTCAAAAGATCCCAGGCATTATTTGAATGCGCTAAGGTCTTTAAATTTAATCTATGATTCATTCCCCATGAGCGTTCAGCAAGGGAGCGTTGATCATGGTACTTATTGGTCTTTAAATCATAGTATCCATTGTCATCATAAGCATACAGAAGCTTTTTACCTTTCAGCTTATGGTCGGACAGGGTGTAATAACCGGATTCATTATATTTTTCGGCTTGACTATCATACTTGCCGTTTGATTTGCTGCCTTTTTTGCCGTAAACCAAATACTTCGCAGCATGTCCATTAAAGGCTTTTACAAAACTTTTAGCGGCATCAGGTCCCATAGCTTGACCAAGTTGTGCACCAATCGTAGCACCTACCGTGCCACCGAGAACTCCACCAATTCCAGCACCGACAAGTCCACCGATACCAGCACCAGCACTTTGAATTCTTTGCGTTGCGGTTTTAGCAGTTGCAGCTTGATAAAAGTCGTTACCGATTTGAGCCGCATTAAATACAGCAGATACGCCAACAGCTAATTTTGCGCCCTTGGTCATGTTTTTAAAGCTGGTATTTGTTCCAGTTAACTGCCCCGTGGTTTTACCAATATATGCAACCTTAGGACTTATATCAGCAAGCTTCTTGTACTGTTCGTACAATCCACCCACAAATGAGACAGCTTTTGCAACTTTGACGGTTGCGTATCCTGCTAAGAATCCACCACCGACAAACTTCATCATCGTTTCATGCCGTGTAGCAAAACGAATCAGGCTTACAAGACCGTTTGCAAAGTCACCTACGACTTTACCAACGCCCTTCTGGAATTTTTCACCATCTTTTGATAGTAAGAACTTAGCAAGCGAGTTACTTGCTTCGTTAATTGCCGGCAAAACAGCGTTACCCAGCGTCATCTTAAAGGCATTCATAGCCTGTTGAGCGCTGGCGGCGCTACCTTGTGCGGTACCCATGTTCTTTTTGGCTAATTCAGCTACATACGTACCAGTCTTACCGGCTTTTTCTGTCCGCTTAGTTAAGCCTTCTACTTCTTTCGAATATTTAGCTAAAATCATGGCACCGTTCATGCCAGTAGTTCCGAATATCGACTTAAAGAAGCCGTTTTGGTCGGAGCCACCTTTACTATGCTCTTTAATGTGCTTGTAAAGCACAGCCATATCTTGCGACAGCCCTTTCAGGTTGCCGTGTGCGTCCACCATTTCAGATTTTTTAATGCCAAGCTTGGTAAAGATAGAATTCTTAGAACCGATCTTGTTAACTTGGTTAGTTAATCCATTGATTGTGGCACGTAGGGCAGTACCAGCCTTGTCAGATTCCAAACCGTTGTTAGATAGAACACCTAGCGCTGACGCTGTTTCCGCCAAACTAATGTTGTTAGAGTGTGCCGCAGTACCAACGTACGACATAGCAACACCTAAGTCACTAAAACCTGTTGAAGTTGCATCAGCCGAGTAAGCCAACTCGTTAACAACGTTTTTGGTGTTTTTCAGCATCTTGCTGGTTGAGTCTGCACGCATACCGAATGCGTCAAGAACCTGTGAAGATACCGTAGTAACATCGCTGAATTTGTCACCAGATGCCACACTGGCTTGCAATTCGGTTTGGAGGGCTCCGATTGCTTGTTTGGTGGTATAACCACGCTTAACAAGGTCTTCATACCCTGCCGCGATTTCTTGCTGTGACTTGCCGTATTTAATGGACATGTCACGCCCTTGACGTTGCATTTCAGTAACCGACTTAGTTACTTCTTTTTGCTTTTCACCACCAAGAACAGCAAGGTTGTTAATTTCGCGGTACCTTTGCTGAATTGCCGCTGATTGCTTAGCGCCAGAAAAGGCAGCCGCACCAACGGCACCAATTCCAGCCGCCGCAACTGTTGCACCACCTCGGATGCTGTCCCACGCGCTGTGGAGCTTACTCTTCATCGTACTGGTGGCTTTGGTGACCTCATTAGCACCCTTTACCCAGCGGTTAAACCCGGTTGGATGGATTCGTTCCATCTCAGATTGAGCGGACTTAATTCCAGCTTTAAACTTGTTGATTTCAGCAACTGTTTGGTTAAGTTTTATTTGCTGACTTCTATAAGCATCACTAGCCTTGTCAGTAGAACTAGTGGTGCGGTTCAAGGCACTTTGCAAACGGCTCTGCTCGGCGCTTAATTTGCCGATCGCGCCCTGATATGCCTTGACCTTTTGTTGATTAGCCTCGTATGTTTTACCCTCAGATTCCAGACGTCTAACATATGACGCGGTTACCGTGTCAATATGGTTTATTTCTCTTGGAAAATTAGCGGACATGTGCAAGCTATTTGCACGTCTCTGCAATTCCCCGAACGCTGAGTTTAAAGCCTGTGTAGCCTTTTTAGCCTCATTCACTTGCGTAAAATTAGCTTTTAAGGACAGCGACATGCCTTCATGTGCATCAGTCATGTATTAACGCCCTTTCTTTTTGGCAAAATAAAAAAGCCATCAGTTTATTTTCTGATTGACTTCACCTCACTATTTCTTTCCATCACCCCAGACACCTAATCCGGTGGCGCTTGCTTGCATGTTAAAACGTTGTTTTTCTTCTCTCCGCACGATTTCCCAGTACATGTTTAACTGGTTCCTGTTTGCTTTCATGGTTAAATCAAGCGGAATACCGTGCATAGCCAACCTAATTGGGTCTTCCCAACGGTCAGCCGCTTCTTTTAGATGTTCCTTATTCCAAGTTGCCGTCGATTCCGTCGTTAAGAAAGGAAAGCACTTCACGGGCAACATCTACCCCACCCTTGTGAGTGTCCCAGAAATCAAGGCTCTTAATACGTGGTTGAACAAATACGTCATTATCAACAGCATTGCTTAATACGAGTGATAGCTTAACGTCACCGTCACGGGTTGAATCGTCTTCAATCATTGAAGCAATGGCAAAACCTGGGTATTGAAGCGTCAAAGTGTATTCTTGTGGAGTTCCAGCGTTAAGAGTGATGTCCTTAGTGATACCACGTTGGTTAGGAACTGCACCGGTTTGAAGTTGCTTGTTTCTAGCAGCTAAGACATCAGCCATGCTAATTGGCTTATCTTCTGCCTTTGGTGCTTCTGTTGCTTGTGCGTCAACATTTACAGTAGTTTCTAAGTTTTGGTTTTCAGTGTTAGTAGTGTTGTCCATAAATTTTTACCTCGCTTTAATTAAAGAACTGAATTTTCTACAACGTTTAAGACCTTAACAGTGATGGTTCTTTCACCGGCTTCGTTTGCGGCACCACCGTCAGGCTTCTTTTGGATATATGCGTGTGCCCCCACATAGTGACGTGAACCATCACAAGCATCAACCGCATAACCACCGACACGACGTTCATCGGCTAAATCATCAATGATCTTGTTAAATGGTGACATTTGATTGATGGTTAAAGTAAAGGTACCGCCAGTTTTGTTGTTAATACTTGCGGTACCTGTTCCTTGAGGGTCTTGTTGAACTGATAACAAATCGTTATCGTATGAAAAAGTGAAAAGGGTTGTTGCACCATAGCCATAAGCAGTCTTACCGTCAATAGTGAAGTAAACATTATTGGCGTCGTAGGTGCCCATCAACCCCGTTTGTGCGTTGTTATGAGCTGCCATCTAATAAATCCTTTCTAGTTTAAAATCGTGTCTGATTGAACTTCACCGTGTACGGTAATGGTGTGAATTGCGCCAGAAACGTGGTAAGTGAAACTCAAACCACCGTAATGCCGGTCAGACAAGTCTTGTTGTGATTGTTCACTACGTTGTGAAGTAGTTACGGTGTAATCACCCTTACCAGTGGTTTCATCGGTTAAGATGATTCCTTGCGCATAGGCTTGTTCCATAACTTGCGTAGCAACACCATTGATTCGAGTAATTCCAACTTGGTCGTATGAGACCTTGCCATTTTCTTGCAAGAATTGCTCTAACTTGTTTTCCATGTTGGTGTTGACCCAGATAATGCCGTGAATGACGTCAATGTATTCACCGGACATAGTCCAGCCTTCTGATGTTTCACCAACACCACTAACTTCCACATATGCGAATGCATGTGCTCTATGGATTGCGGACAATTCATTTGAGGTCAAGACTTCTGGGGTTACACCCTTTAATTGCTTGAACTTCCAGGTCACAGAACCAACGGTCAAGGTAGCAACTGCCCCAACGAGAGCACTGTCCATGTTTTCAGCGGTGTCATGCTTCAAGCCAACGGTGTAATTTTGACCGTAAATCTTGTCAAATTGAGTCACATCGTTGCTTTGAACTACTAAAATGTGGTTCTTGTTGGCTTCGAAAATGTTTGACAGAGCAACTAAGTTGTCGTCAACGTCATTAGATGTGCGAACTGCAAAGGTCCAGTTAAAGTACCAGAAAGCCTTCAAAGCGTCGTATGCCTTTGATGGGTCATAGTCCAAAACTGCCACACGGTCGGAGTGGTTAGATTGTGCAAAGTAGGTTTGTGCCTTCTTATAAACTGCGGTGTCTTCACCGTAATCAACCGCAACCGCGTCAATGTTCTTGTATTCGCGGTAAATTGCGCCAGTTGCCTTGTCAGTCTTGCGTAATAGGATTCCGTTCATGCGGTCTTGTACGCTTAATTGATCTGGCAAGGTAGTTGCTGGCGTAGTTTGTGCGTTAGCATCGGTGCTCTTACCGTCTTTGCCATCTGATTGCGCTGGCGTTGGAGCCTTTGCAGTGACAGCATTTAGGATTAAAAGATTACCCAGCCCAACTACTGGACGTGGGTGTAAAACTGAAATAACCACGTTTACGTCGCTGACACGGTCATAAGGTGCAACGACAGTGGTTGTCTTAGCATCTGCCATTAAATTTCCTCCTTATTTTTGGACACATTAAAAGCGCCGTCGGTATCACTGCCGACAACGCTTGATGTGCCTTTAATTGATTCAATTGTGTAATCCTCGACATTAAAGTTGAGGTCTTTTTCTAAAAACTCAAAGCCACCAGTAACGGTGAAAGAGCAATCAAAACCAAAATCGTGATCATAATTAATGCCCTGTAAAGTGGTTCTATCGCCCGTGTTACCAATGCTTTGAGGTACTATGTACGCTTGCTTAAAAAACCTGCGATACGGCACTTCGTGGAGTGCTTCAAACAGCTTTCTAGCAAGGCTCATAGCTTGTACGCTCGAATTTGAGTGACAATCAATCTGCATAGTGCAGATATACTGTCTATGCTTGCCTAGCCAGTCGGCGTTTGGCTCTTGGTCAAAGTCAATCCATTTGAAAGTGAAAAACGGATAATCCTCCATTTCGTCAATGTTTGCATCTTCAACCAATTCGCATCCCGTGACCTGATTGACCAGCTTGCCAAGTATGTACTGCACTAAAAAATGATCACTCAATACCGGTAAATTGCTAGCCATTAGGGTGCTTATCATCTCCCTTTAATGCGTAAATGACAACGTCAGAATAGCCTTGAAAGTTGGAATTGCCAGTAATTCGATATTTTTGACCTGGCTGAGACGGCACTTCTACGACCGAGTTCGTGGGATAAAGCTTAGAGCTGATCCATAAGAGATCTGCCTGCGCCATCTCACCACCCGTATAAAATTGAGCCATGAAAGAATTTTGTGCGTTATTCGGTACAACCGGTTCATATCGCTGTTCCGGCTGCACCTTTGGCGCGTCATCGTCTTCAACTCTTACACCGCCCACGTAGTGAAAGTGAGCTTTTTTTGCTGGGCTGTCATATGGGTAAACCGTTAAATCTACTCCAAAACTGTCCAGCATATCCGCAAACGGAATGTAGAAACTCATAGCGTGCCCCCTGTCATTGGCAGTATTTTCCAAGTAATGCGTTTTTGAAGCTGTCCAGTGTCAACCAAGGGGTTATTAGCCCCACGCTTGTTATCGATGGTCAGCGGTGCGTTACCTGGCTTTGTCCAACGTCTCATTACTTCTCTCATATCACTTACGCCCATGCGTCCCAGCTTTTCAAGCAAGTCTTTACCAGTTTTGCCATCATACATAATCTCTTCAATACCTGCCTTGATGTATCGGCGGTATTTTTGACGGTAATCTATGCCGGTTTTTCTGATAAAAGCACGAGCTGGAATGTCTACTTTTTGCATCAGATAGAAATATGTAACCAATTTGCCGTCTTGATTGACAGCCGCAATGTGCTTGCCCTTAGGGATGAACAATTGATACTTATTTCTAACGTCTTTTGCAGTAACGTTCTTTCCGAACTCTTTAATAGCCTGCCTTGACGGAATCCATAAGAAGCCGCTGGCGTTTTTAGGGCGAATGTGTGCCCCATACTCGTTGGCTCTTACGATCGTCAAAAGCAAGCTATTTTCATCACTGAAAAAGCCAATTACTACCTGATGATGGTTTAAATAGTCCATTTCTTTCGTGATATGATCTAGCCTATTTTCGATTTCTTCAAAGCTGTCAGCCATTAGTGTTGCACCAATCCATATCTTGTAATGCTTCCGTTGCCATAAAGGTTATACAGCCATAAATATAGCTGCCCCCACGGCGAACGTTGGAACAGATTTAATTTGCTAACGTCAGCATAAGTTCGCTTCAATACTGAAACTTGTTCGCTGGTAACGTTGGCGCCACCATCGCCCATAGCCTTGTTAATCGTGATTAAATGCAAGGCTAAGTATTGCGTAGCCATGTCACGAGCTTTGATAGTCTCACCATCGTTGTTCTTGGCAAGCTTTGGAAAACCATCAGCCATTGCTATTTGATAAGCATTAGTCAATAGCCCATTTAGTGCATCATCGGACAGTTTAGAAGTTAAATCTGGGCTTAATTGCTTCACAGCATTAAGCATGTCTTGTAAATCGTCCATAGGCTACCTCCGAACTAGGCTTTCTTTGGATCGTTGATACCGTGCAATTGTACAAATGCGTGTGGGTAGTACATTACAAGACCACCAAGACGTTCAGTGTAAGGAATTGTGGTACGTCCTGAGTGGTATTCTTGTTGCAATTGTTGTACTTGTTGAGCCACTGGAATTTGTACAATGTCCGCGTCATTCAAGAAGATATAACCCATATCTTGTTTATTGCCATTAGAGCCAAAGTTTTGGTGTTCAAGTTCAGGAACTGCCTTAATGTCCTTAAACCACGGTCCAATCATTTGCAATACAGTCATTTGTGGGTTGTATTGGTTATAAGGCATGTCAAGCTGATCAATTGCGCTTTGTGGCAAGGCTAAAATTGGTTGAGCATTTGAATAGCCAGCCAAGTGTGTAATCTTGCTTTTTGCGTCTTTGAGCCAGTTTCTAATCTTTAAATTGTTGTCTGGGTCGTCAGCAAGTGCATCAAATGTAACCGGTGCGGTTGATTCTTGCACACCTAACTTAGAAACTGGATCAGTCAAACCGTTAATGTTAAGTGCTGGATTGGAATTGTGAAGCCCATTAAAAATAAGCTTGTTTTCGGCTTCTGCTAGTGCTCTACGGGCTCTTGTTGCCATTGGCGTTAAGATGTCCATGCCTACTTGTTGAGCTTCACCAAGTTGTTGACGTGAGTATCTAACCGCAATCGCAATATCAGTCAAGTTGGATGCTGATTCGGTTACATTCATGTCAACTACTGGGATATCGTCGGCACCGTCAACATAATGAGCGGCTTGACCAGCGGTAGTCATTACCTTGTATGTGGTTTGCTTAGTCCATGCTGGAACGCTGAAAGTATGGAACAGTGACATAGCTGTTAATTCTCGTTCCTTTGGAGTCTTAATAACGTTGTCAACATAGGTAAGCTGTTCACGCGTTAAATAGTCCTTATTCGCCATTATTTACCTCCGTTCTTGTTATCTGTGCCAGTTGTTGAACCCGTTGATGGGGATGCTGGCTTTGTTGCTGGCGTTGGGTTAACTGCTGGTGTGCTAGGTTGGTCAACTTGTGGCGCGTTAGCATTTTGCAAACCTGAACCTGTAACAGCCGTATTAGAAAGCTGGATACGGGTTTGCATGCGTGCGGTACCGCCCTTATTGCCGGAACCTAAAAAGACGCCAACGACTGTATCGTTAGCGCCTGCTGGTTTGAAATTGCCGTCCTTATCAACGGCTGCATTCTCGTTTTCATTTACATCTTCATTGATTGGTACTTGAATAGTTCCCTCACGAGCTACGCCAAATAATTCACCGGTTTGCCACTTGTCAGCATCAATGTTTTCTTGTGTTAAGTAGTCAGCGTTTAAGTAAGTTCTGCGTAAAGCCACGCCGAAAATATTTCCGCCGGTTGCTGGAACTACCAAACCATCTTTAATTGCGACACCTTGACCGAAGCCGATTGGTGCTCCTGCTTGTTCGGTGTTGATTGTTGCGCGTTCAATGGTTGCTAATTGACCTGGTGCAAGTTCACCGGTGTTGTAAAGTTCTCCATCTGGAATTGCCATTTAATTACCTCCTTAGGCTAAGTGGTAACGGTCTTTTGCGGGTTTATTGTCTACGCTGTCTGTCTTGACATTGGTTTCAATACCCGTGTAACCAACTACGCCAGAGTTATTGCGGTTCTTGATTGAGTCAAAATAAGCGTCAATATAGTCATCTGACTTAGCGCTTAAATCGACTGAATCAGTCTTGCTGATAGCTTCTAGCTTCATTTCTTTCGGAGATTTGCCTTTAAAATCAAAAGAATCGCCAACATATGGCTTTACTTCATCGATAAGTGCCATACGGTCAGCGATTGCTTGATCTAGTGCATCCCCTTCAAACTTTTTCTTTTCTGCGGCTAATTCCTTTTCAAGAGAATCAGCCTTGGCTTGTGCTTCATCAAGTGATTTCTTGTTAGCATCAGCACCACCCTTTAACTTGTCGCGTTCGGCTGTCAAAGCCTTAATTTGAGCGTCAAGTTTGGCAATTTTTGAGTTATTAGCCTTGTTGTCAGCATCAAGCTTTAAAATTCTTTCTGCGTCTGTGGTTGCGACTGTGACATCTGCACCATCTAAACGAATTTTTGTAGTTTCCATTGATGTTCCTTTCTCTTGTGAATCATCTATAACCATTTCTGCACTGTCACCGGTTAATCTCACCGAATGACCAGCACGACCACGTTTAACTACTGCGACGTGATTAATTTGAATGTTCTTTTGTGCCGAATCGTACGCCATACCCTTGAAAGTACCTTTAACGGGTACCACATCAGTTTGAAATCCAATTGAAAGCTCTTGCTTGCCGCCCTGAATTTCTTTGATTAATGCCGAATCGGTGATAGTCATGTCAACTTTCAGCTTGTCACCATCAACATGGGCATTATTGGCGGTTAATCCCTTCATATATCGGTTCGTATTGGTCACGTTCACCGATTCTTGTGGGTGATCGTCTGTAACTGGCTTTGAATTTGCACTCTCAACAGCCGAATCAGTCAATAAATCATCAGGAAGTTTGGCTTCCATGGTGATCTGCCCACTTTTACCGATATAAGGAAAAACGCCCACACGTGCGATTGGCACATTGCTTACATGCAAGAATCCTGTTTGTGAATCAACAGAAAACTTGTTAATCGTCGCTGTATCGTACCGTGTCAGGTTCATGCTATTCGCCTACTGGCACTAATACCGGTTCTTTGGGGATGTACAGTGTTTGCCTAGGCTTAACTCGCATGGTGTCCTTTGGTACATGGTTGAAATAACGCAACTGTTGCAAAGCGACCTTGTACTTTTGAGCAACATCAAACAATGTTTCGCCATCTTGCACGGTGTACTGTTCGCAGCCTGTATAATCGAACATCCCTCTAGGGTCTTTTACTTCTGCCATTGGCTTCACCTCCTTTGCTACTGGTGTTGGTTTGACAACTTCAATTGGCTTTTCTACCTTTGGAGCTACCTCCACGCTTTTAGGCTTCAAAGCATTAATTGCTTGCTTAGTTTCTTCATTGGTTAAATTGGTTGAAACTGGTTTAATTTCGTTTGAATCTTCCATAAAATCCTCCTAAAATTTCACAAAGTAAGAATGTTGATTTAACGGGCTTAAATGAGATTCACCCACGGGCGGAATACTTAAAAATTTCACAAAGTTTGCTAATTTTGGGCATGAAAAAAGCGCTCCCTCGCATTGAGGAAGCGTTTGTGTTTCATTTAATTTTTAGTCAATCGGGTCAGCGTAACACCTGCACCTTATCGGCTCGCCAGGTAGCTGCCCATTATCCCCGCCGTTGGGGTCATCATACTTAAATTCCTTGCCGTCTAACTCTCTGTGTTTTAGTCTTACCCGTTTGTCCTCCATTGAACGCCAAATATAGCGCGTTGAGCCTGCCTGTTTGTTCCGGTAAGCGTCAATCTGGGCTAGTATTTTGCCTGTCTGATCAGTTGCAATTAGGTCAGCATGACGCAAAGCCATACCAGTTCGATTGCTGATAGCGTGGCTTATATCAGTAAGACCGCCACCATCATTGACAATGCGGTAAATGTCGCCTTTCAGCTGGTCAATATAGCGCCCTTGCATGGTTTTGATCAAGTTCGTATTTTCTAAGATCTTACCCCAGGTATATTCGCGCAATTTTGCGTTATCTCTTAACGGATTTAACGCATAAGGTCCCATCTTCATCTGCACATTAGCTTGATGCACACGCGTCTTATTAGCACTGAACTGGTTAACCGCATAAACAAACCGCATAGTCATGTCATGCAAGATTTGATCTGTGACCGTGTTTTCCATATCAACAGACATCAAATTCAAGGTTTGCTGTACGTAATTAGTCCACTCTGGATTACGCGAATTATCCGCATCTGTGAGCATTTTAGTACCGTTAATAAGATAATGCCTTAATTGCGCGTCAGCCACTCTGAAAGCTATTTTTTGCCATTCTCGAATGAGTTTGGCTAATCCTCGGTAATACGACCGTTCAATCTTCAATGGGTAGCCATTTCTACGCCTTGCCATCTATACCAGCCTTTTCAACATCTTTGTAGTACTGGTCAATTTGCTCTTGCGTATATCGAGCTTCGATATTGTCGGCGCTGTCAGTCACGTTTGCGTTGTTCTGCATCCCTTGAATTGCGTTGTTGCCTTGCCCGTTGAACATGTTGCGGACTTCATCAGGGGCAAAAATACCGTTTGTGACCAGTGTTCCGGCCGCATTTGCATGGTTGACCAGTGTCTCGCTTTGCGTCTTGTCGTCCGGTGTCCATAGCGGATTAAACTCAATGTGCCATTCTAAGCTGTCTGGGTCTAAGTAACCGCCAAATTCTTTCGAATACATCAACAAGCGGACAATATTCATGATTTCGGGCTTCAAAATCTGCTCTTGTAAGGCTTTCACACTGTCATAATAGTTTTGCACGTCTTGCCCTGCGCCTGCCAGCGTGCCAGACTGTTCACCCGTCAAAACCGATTTAGGGATGTTTGACGCTGTTGAAAGGTCTTGCCACAAGTAATCAAGTAAGACATTCATGCCACCAGTTGGCGTTGCTAGCTTGGTCACGGTGTCATCGTTACCAGTAAACATCATAGCTTCGGTGTTTGCTACGCGTGCTAATTCGTCTCTGTCGCGTCTGAACTGGTCTAATGGTTCATTCATCAGCCTATCAGATTGGAAGACCTTAAACGTAAATTCTCGTAGCATTTTACCCACTGATTCGGTAGCAATCGCCATATTATTGAGTTGCTTTTCACAGCGCTTGATAATTGATGTCCCTGTTTGGTCATCGTCAAACTTGTCTAAGCTGATGTGACTATACCTGGTAGCATCAAGAACAATCGCATTTTCGTCCTTGGTTTCTTGTGTTGGATTACCGTACCTGTCTAATGTGGTGGCGGCTTGTTTTGGTTGAATCTTCAATTTTGACTCTTTGCCGTAGTCGTCACTCGTTGGATCATCGTCGGTTAGATAGCTTTGTACATTCTTTTGACCGAATGCGTGCAATGCTACCACATTCTCGATGTTTTCAGGGTCAAGAGGGTCAAATGTACTCGTTGGATTTGTCTCTTTAACTAGGTAAGTTATATAGCCATCTCCGTGTTTGCGTTGATAGATGATTTGCTGAGATAAAACCTGTTGCGTTTTTAAGTCATTTAAGCGGTTTTGATACATCTCTTGTAAATCTGGCTTGCCTGGAATAACTAAACGGAATCCGTTTCTTGTGGCGTCTTCTGCAACCTTTGAGACCATCTTATGAGCGATAGCATCATACTTGTATCGATCGTCTAAGGCTTCATAGTTCTGTGAGTGATCAGCTGTCTTCCATGCAATCGACTCATAGTCAACCGTAGGACTTAGGTCAAGCGAATCAGACCGCACAACTGGCGTTTTGAAGTGCCTTATTCTCTTTTTTGCCATTAACGTCCTCCTTCCTAATATCTAACGATTGGACCACCGAACTTGGTGTTAAGCCGCCGTAATGCGTAAACCATCGAGTCCACGTTGTCATCGTGCGGCATATTTGGGAAGCCTAGAATTTCAGCAATCCAGTCTTTAACTTCTGGGTGCCATGCAGGATGCGGTATATAAACCTGTCCAGCTTCCCACATTGGAGACACTGACGCCGCACGTGCTTCCTTGCTGTCTGCGCCTGGTGACACCGGCATAATTCCTGGAATCTCACGTCTAAGCGTGTCAATGATTGCCGGACCGTTTGCCTTGTCCTCCACTAGCTTTACAGTAGCGTCAGGATACATGCGGGACATGGCTCTAATAGCGTCTAGCGTTTCTGTAAAACTCAATCGCTTATGGCACCAATTAGGGCGTAGAAAATAGCTTGCATCACGACGTGACCATACTTGACCTGCTACAAAGTCGTCATTAGCTTTACTCTTGAAAGTTGCATCCCATGCTTGAACAGTTTGATCTAAGTGACGGGGCAAAATAGCAACATCTTTTTCGGTTAGTCCCAGCCTTGCCATGGTTTCGCGGCTGTCCACGTAGTACTTTACCCATTCATCTTTGAAGATGTTACCGCCCTCAATAATTGGGCTTTGCTGGTAAAGAGCCGTAAACTTGACCGTCCCCATGTCGTGCTTGTGAGTAAGTAATTCATCTAACATGTGCAATTGCGGGCACAGAGGCTCGCCGTTCTTACGTCCAATTGCGTCTGTTGTCCCTGCTGGGATGTCCTCCGCAATGGCTGGCAATTTGATTTCTTCCCATGGTAGGGATGACTCAGATAGCAAGCGCCCTGCTAGGTCGTCTGTCTGCCATCTGGTCATAATTACGATAACCGAGCCGCCTTTTTGCAGACGTGGGTAAAACGTTAAATTCCATTCGTCCCATATCTTGTCCTTGACGGTCATAGAGTGCGCTTCTTCTGCGTTCTTTACAGGGTCATCAATAACCAGCAAGTCGGCACTCATACCAGTAGCACCGCCAAGAACAGAAGTAGCATAGAAGCCACCTCTGTGGTCCTGTACGGTGAATGTTTGGGCTGTATTCTTGCCTGTTTTGAGGTTGAACAACGGACCCGACCAATCAGAAAAAGCACGCCTGTTGCTTGCCGCAAACTGACTATATAAGTCTTGTGAGTAAGCGACTATCATGGCGTGCTTGTCCGGATATTTCATCAAGTAATAGCTTGGAAAAGTTTTCGTTATAGTTAAGCTTTTTCCATGTTGTGGCGGCATAGATATGATATAGAAATGCTGTTCACCGTCTGCTATCTTTTGGAGCTTTTCAGTGATTAGCTTGGTATGTGGATATAGCTTCATTTCAGGATTGGCTAGCAAGAAATAGTCTGCGTAACTTCTACGTGCTAGCGATTCCTTAGCGGCTAATGCAATGCCATTCTTTTCAGCGGCTGTTAGCTTAATCATCTTTTTCACCTGCTAACTTTGCTAAATTGCGTAACTCCTCAGTGCTTAACTTGTCCATCTTCTCACGCGTCTTATCAGCAACCGTATGGAGTTGTTCGGCTTGTGCCTTTGCTACCTGTGCCTCAGCCTGCGCCTTAATGGCTTCTGCCTGTGCCTTCTTAATCTGGGCTTTATCCATATCAGATAATGGATAGCGCTTCAAGATGGCTTCACTAGCACGTTGCTTCTCTGTGATAGTTGGGTGTACGGTCAACCAAAAACCGTCTTTTGTCTCAACCGTCGTAGTCTCTTCACCACGTGCAATTGCGGTAATCAGTTTCAAAGCTTCATCAGCCTTCATAATCTTGTCGTCTTCGAGCTTTTGCATTTGAGCGTCAATACGGGCTTTGATTGTAGTATTTTGTAGTAATTTATTAGCATTGGTGTGAGCATATTTTTCGCTGTATCCTGCCTTAATAGCGGCATCTGTGGCGTTGCCAGTCTTGACATATTCATCGGCGAACTTCTTTTGTTTAATTGTTAACTTCTGCTCTGCCAAAACTAGCTTCACCTCCTAAAAAAATTAAACTAATCTGCATTTTATATTGACATACGTATTAAACACGTGTATTATAATATGTGAAAGGAGAAATAAGATGGTAAAAAGAAGAGATGCCCTTAAAGTTTTAAAGGAAAATGGCTGGTGGTTCGACCGTCATGGTCATAATCATGATATTTATACCAACGGTCATCATTCAGAATCAATTCCTCGCCACGGTGATCTTAACAAAGTCACTTGGGAAAAGATTATGAAGCGAAATAATCTTAAAGGGTAAAATAAGGGGCAATACCCCTTATTCGTGTACCATCTTAAATTGTTAATTATGAAAAAAGATAAAATTGTTGTATTTCCAATCGTTATAACTCCAACTGATGACCCTAAAATCAAATATACGGTCAATGTTCCAGACCTTGACCGTGATACCCAAGGAAGAACTATTGCAGAAGCAATTGATATGGGGAAAGATTTAATCGGAACCATGTCACTGGTAGAAGATTTACCTGAATCAAATGCTAAAATTCCTAAAACCAAAAACAATGAAATTGCTACTTTGGTTACTGTTAATATTTCGGAATATAAGCGAAAAAATGATAACCGTGTAGTCAAAAAGACCTTAACCATCCCTAACTATTTAAATGAAGAAGGTAAAGAGGCAGGTCTTAATTTTTCAGCCATCCTAGCAGATGGTATTAAAGCTAAATTAGGAATTGAGTAATGTTTCCATCTAACTTTTTATAATTGAAAAGATTTTTTGCATAAAAAATAAGCGTCATCTCTCAGCAACGCATATTTATATTCAATTCAATACTTTTATATTATTAGCGGCGCTCGACCGCACAAGGGCGAGCGCCCTTGGCTCTGGCGTTACGACTTGATCGCAACAATTATCAGAAGTATAATGATCAAAGTAAGAATAATTTCTGACAAGGCTATTCACCTCCTCATTTAATTACGGGAGGTGAATAGCCTTTATTTGTTATATGATCTTAGTTTCGCCAGAGCCAAAAAGCTTTAATTCAGGGATGCACCTGTTTTTCTGCTAAACGAGTCGTTTCTTCCACCAGTAATTGATCTCTTAACTTATTTTTAACTTACTTGGGAAGCAAGTAATTAATATCCTCTTCACTCATGTAATGATTTACAAAAGCAGCCTTTTTAAAGCGAGGATTTGTCTCCATATTGTCTTTTGTCATATTCCAGTCAGGCACAACCGTAGAAATTTGTCCATTTCTTCCTTTAACTAATATTCTGTTTTTGCTAACACGCTTTACTTCAATTTCACCAAATTTTTTATGAATATTTTCATTATTATCAAAAGCTTTCGTAGCTGCCTGCCTAGCCTGATTACGAAGGCGGACATATGAAGCACCGGTTTTAGTTGACTTAAAAGAACTCGATCTACCACCCATGAATATACCTACTTTCTTTTTAAGTAGTCCTTATATTCTTGAACAGCAGAATTAAAGCTTTTCTCATATCGGTCATTCAAATTTGAAGAAAGGTCTTTAAAACGAGAAAATTTTGCTTTTTCCAAATTACCGGAACCATAAGACAACGAATAGCCCCATTTTTTAGGCCCTCTCTAAATCTTCTAAAATCACACTACAAAATTTGCTAATATGCCTATTCCGTAGCATCCTCTTCAATTTTTTCATATGCCTAATTTTTTACTCCATTTGTCTAAGAATTCTTGTGGTTGCATCCCTGTATCAGCGACAAACCAATCAATAAATTCTTTATCTACGTCATTTTCAACACAATAAATGGCGCGTTGTATTCTGCGCTCTAATAATGACCCTCTAAGCGGATTTTTAACGCCGCGGTATCTTCTATGTTTATGTGCCACGGCCTCACCTATGGTCTTATTTTCTTGTGTCAGCGGGTGTCTTAGTCCTTCCATGAATCTCCATACTTTTCTATGTACTCTTGTGGCATCATGCCCGCTTTTTGTTTAAACGCCACAAATTTAATCATGTCTACTACCTTGTTGCTGGTATTGTACTTAACTAAATGTTCAGCTTCTTTGACCAGCTTATAATGCTTTCTAAGCTCGTAATACTTTTCTGGGGTCAATTAATCGCCCTCCACGCTTAAATCGCTGATACGCATGTCTAAGACGTTGACCACGGTCATCATCGCATTACGCTGGATCTTCAACAATTTAACCTGATAGTCTGACACGCCTAGCGGATTGATAATCTTGTTATCAATCTTTAATAAATCATCTTGTAAGTGTTGTCTTTCATCAGTTAACTTGCTGACTAATGTCTTATTTTGCATACTTTCTTGATCCTCCTTATGCAAAAACGTGCTCTCGTAGTCCTCAATACTTGGTACTACTGATTTCGGTATAGGAATGATTAATTCTGGTTCATCTTGCTTGATTTCAGCTTCTTTGATGTCGTCCTCTGGTGGGCGATATTTCGATTCGTGCCAAAAACCGCTTCTTTTTGGTGTAGCCTTGCTGTTCTTTTCTTCAACCCACTTGGCTAGCGATTTGTCTGGCTTATCTGGTTTCTTGTGATACATGTTTAAGCTCCTAAAAATGCAAAAAAACATCGCACATTACGTGTGATGTCTTCAATGTGTATTTAGTTTTATAACAGACTCGCTAGGATTCGAACCTAGATTACTGGTTTTGGAGAGCAGCCGCTTGCCGCTTAGCAATGAGTCTAAAAGCCACAGTCGTACTGTGGTTTCCTAACTATATGGATAACAGTTAGAAGGGTTAGAAATGAATAAATTTTGAACTTCAAAAAGAGCATATATTTGAGCCTTTTACAGCCCAATAGGGAGTGTGGGGCTCGAACCCACGATCCTTGCAACGCTCTACCATCTGAGCTAACTCCCTACCTGATCAAATGAGGTGCAAGATGCTTGCATTAAGCTACTCTTTTACAATTTCTGGCTCTTAGCCTTCTCTGCTTTATGTCGGAATGCAGACGTCCTCCACCGACTTTGCTCACGAAATCAACCTCAACGGTCTGTGCCGGAATCGAACCGACGTTTCCGCATAGACAGTGCGGTGCCCTAGACCTCTGGACTAACAAACCATTTGCACGCCTGTGCGTGACTAACTTAACCATTTATGTAAGACCGGTTATTGCCTCACATAATTGCTTTATTTTATACGTCGCTAGCTTCGAACCGACGATAGGAATAGCTGGACTCGAACCAACAAATTACGGGACCAAAGCCCGTTGCCTTACCGTTTTGGCTATATTCCTAGTTATGCGGGTGGCTATTAACCACTTGAACTTGTTAAATCGTTGATTATTCAGTCACAAGTTTAAGCAAGTCGCAATATAAGGAGCGGCCTTATATCTCTTGCTTAATTTAAATCTTGGTGAGGATTTATCCTCCAACTTTCACCCAACAATGCGATTGATGGTTATGCAAAAACCTGTATTGTAATTTCCACGTTTTGGGCTACTCGTACGGCACGTATCAGTTATACCCGCATTTCTGCGGATCATCGTGGACCAGAATTTTAACTTACATTTATCTCGTGGTTCCCTGACATGTCTGCCAGATTAGCGTGAGACTGCTTTACACGGAGCGCCTAAATCTCCGCCGGCAATTGTAATTCTGCTGACATTGTTGCCTACTTTATCAATAATTTAATGCTTTCTCACTCAACCAACGACACCTATTTCCTTTTCGGTGTAGGTCAACCAAAGCTATTACCCTTTGGCTTGTCTGAAATTCCGTCGGTATCCCGGCAGAACGTCGCTGTCGATTTATAGATTGAATGGCGTGAACCCTGTCATAGGTTTATACACACGCTTCCTCATATAAGCAGTGAGGGAATCCAACCCCCACACGTGACCAACTTGGTCAGTGATATACCATATCTATGGTTCTTGGTGCTTGCAACATTTTCAAGTTAAAAACTCAAAAGCACCAAGTTGAAATTGTTAATGACTTAAATTTAACGTGCCTCAACACTACTGCTTTGACCTCTGGGACACAGTCCCAAACTAGACGAGTAAAATTCAATTTATTACTTATGCAATTAATAAATATGATTATTATACTTAGTGCCGGTTTTCCACGCCGGCTAAGAGCTAGTGAGGAGTTGAACCTCACCACACCAGGCAATTATATAAAACGTATGTGGCATTACACCGAATGCTAGCTCATAATGCCTCGAATGAGGCAAAGTGATTATAAAATTTGGGATATGGAATTAGAATTGCCATTCCGCCCGAATAAACGGGCTACAACAGCATCAGGAATCGAACCTGGTCTAGGGCGCCAGCCGCCGTTACTGGTTAATTGGAGTTTTTTAATAAATATATGGTTTATTAAGACTCGTAACAGAAAAACAAATTGTCATTGTACCTACACTTCATCGAAAACCCTGCTTCCTAAATTTTCGACAATACTATAATATAGCCATTTCACTCCGCTTGTACTCCGATAAAAGTCCGTTTAAACTCCGTTTTTATTTTTTCGGTAAATGTGAAGATCTTTAAAGTAGGGGATGCTATACCAGTCTTTCCATTTTTCGAATCTGTCAGCAAATTCACACAAAGCTTGGCGCTTTTTGATGTAGTACTGACTATCTTCATAGCCTAGTTCCTGCTGAATCTTGTAATCTTCCATGTTTTGCAAGTAAGCCTCAGACAAGATTTTTTGATATGGAGTTCTGCCGCCATTTCTACAATTTTTTATAGTTTTATAGATTGCTTTACATGCTTGTTCTGCTTCCATGATGCGGTTAAAACTTGACTCAGTATGATTTATCCCACCATGCGATGAAACGCCTGACGCGTCCATTTTGGGGCTAGATAGGTGTGAATCATCAACAACAGACAGATCAGAAACATTTAAACCTGCATAATTTTGAAAATGCTCAAATTTAAACGTAAGAAAATTCCTCACGTTATTTGCGGTTGCCTTTGAATCAACCTCTAAATTATCATCTAGCGTCATTTGCTCTGCTCTATCTGCCATTCGTATATCACTCCGTCATTAATCTTCCCATGTAACTGTTACCTCAACATGGGGATGCATTGAATACCATTTCTCCACGCTATGCGTAACAATTAATTTATCGTCTTCATAAAATCCATCTTGCAGCACCATTTTTTTGTGTAGCGCTTTGTTTAATTTCATCTTTGGGTTCATCCCATCAAAGATTATTTTTGCGATGTTGTCGCTATCTGGCTTCTTTGTGGGGCGTTCTTTGCCTTTTAAGCATAATTCCCTACGCTTTTTAGAAAAGCTCTTAGGGATACCGAAATAGGCTTTTATGGACACGCCACACTGTGAGTTGATTGGCTCACTTATCTTGTGTTCTTTTCTGGCGTAAACTGCAAAATATCTCACAATATCCTCATATCGGTGCGTTTTTGCTGGTGTATAAGTTCTAACACCGCCAGCTCTACGAACTGTCCGCGGGCGTTCCTTGCTTTGTGGCTCACCAGGTATTACAAACTTGATGCAATTAACCGTCATTCTTTCACCAGCTTTGCAATCCTCTTTAAAGCATTGTTAAAATGCTTATCATTTCTGCTTCGATAGCTGGACGTTTTCAAGCCGCTTATAAGCGTTGCCAGCGCCTTGATGTCCTGGTCTTGTCTTGTCTGATCTTCAATAACAAGGTCATGCAACTCAGTCATTTGCCTTGCTATGGCATTGATAGATTTAGCGTTAGCTACTTCACCTTTCTGGACTTGAATTAATGCTTTTTGAAGCTGATCCAAGTCTTCCGACAGGAGCTGTTGCCTTTTAAACAGAATGTCAAGGCTTGCATTGGTTGCACGTGAGAATCTTATATTCTGACGTATGGAGATAAAAATTAAAATCACTAATGCAAATGACATAATCACATTAATTATTGTCATTACTTCGTTTACTACTGCCATGTAATCCCTCACTTTCTGCTAAAAATCATGTAAACTTCGTTAGGTTTAACTTTTGTCAAATGCTTTAGGTCAAAGTCTGCATTGTGAGCCAAAATATCTTCTAATGCGTTATCAATTGTGGGCACTACTGGTGTTGTCCATCCGGTCTCAACGCACTCAATAGTCACGTAGCTTGATCCGTTAACACTCAAAACACGATAATGGGTGTTAGTTATCCAGCAATAGAGGAAGTCGCCTACTTCTAGTTCGTCCGGACTGCAATACAGCTTTTTCAAGTCATTAAATAGTTTCATTTTTGTATAGCTCCTTTAAATGATCCAATTTCCGTGAAAAGTCCAAAATTGCCTCCACAGTCTTAGCCATTTTCTCCACTTTTAAATAAACGCTATAAATAGCCATGTTATCCTCGCCATATAATTCATATAAGCGAACTGCACAAAGATAAATGCAAATCCTATCCCCTTCAATTTTCACATTAAAGTCGCCATCAATTTTCTTTAGTTTCTTTTCATCAAACATATAGACGGATAAATGACCGGCGCTTGCGCCACAAAGAGGACAATGCAAGTTGTCTTCTGCCGTTAAAACATCGTAAGTGTCTATCGATATATTTACTCCGCAACTATCACAATGGAACATCATTTCATCTTGTCCATGTCCGGTTAATCTTTTACAGTTCATAAATCTTCACCTTCATCTCTGTCAGCAAATCAAACAATTCTTGTCGATTTGTGAAATTAATACCCGGGGGCATCAAGCCGATAACCTTAGCATACGGCACATAGCTAGTAAGTCATTCATCGTTATTCTCCCTTAACGACCTTTTTTAAATCTTCAATGTTTTTGGCTCTGGCTTCGTTAAATTTACTCATTTTGTCTATCCTCTCAATTACTTATCTTTATCTTGTGTAGCGTCTTTCCTTAAATCTCTACCGCAATTCGGGCAAAAATTCGGTTTCTTTTCTGTCTTATACATCCCTCGATTGATGTCAAAGGATCCATCATTATTTAGCGACAAGAAGCCACCAAACCTGCCATTCTTTTCTCTAAATGCATATGCGGCTCGATTCATGTTTTTAAAGTCACAGTACTCACATGGTGGCTGTACTACCTTAATCTTCGTCATCGTTATGCTCCTTTGCTGTTGCCGCTAGATCCACCTTTTTTATATGATCGCAGTTGTTCGCTATATCTCGGGCTAAATCGTCAAGATTTGAATAAAAATATTTATCTAGCACGTCGTTTTCATTAGTTGCCCTACATTGCTCATGAGTGGCATTAAGTGCAATGAGTGTATAAGGCTTTTCTAAGTCTTCATAGTCATTTAATTTCGTGACCATTAAATAGTTCTTATCAACGGACGCATCATCATTCCAACAGCAAATTGTGTCATTAACATTTAATTCCAATAAGTCGTTTTTTTCTGACTTTTCAACAATTTTAATCATGTGTTATAGCTCCAATCTTTTATCTGAAATTCCTGTAAAATCTAAACGTCTACCGCGTGAATCCGATAACAAGCGACTAACGATTTTAGGGTTATACGCCTGTTGCAACTCTTTAAGCGTTAAATTAGTTGTGACGATTAGCCTCTTTTGCTTATCAAGAATCTGTTTTAATACGTCCTGTTTAAATTCAGTTGCTTCTGTTGCCTCATTCTGTCGCATAGATGATTCACTGCCCAGATCATCAATCACTAGAACATTTACACTACCCAAAAAGTTAATAGCATTCTTTTTAGTCCACCAGCTCGTTGGATCTTCCATAGATTCATAAATCATGTCAAACATCTTACTAACGTCTATAAATAGGCAAGTTTGTGGTGGATTGCTCTTAGCATTTACGATATTAAGGATTGACATTGCTAAATGGCTCTTTCCCTCGCCTGGCGTGCCATACATCAACGTTGTCATGGCTTTATCAGGGTTATCAATTAGTTCATGGGCAATTTTATAAGCAGCATTACCCATTGAAGCCTCTTGTGATCCTTTTTTAGCCGTGTAATTTTCCAAAGACTTTTCTAAGTCCTCTGGTCTATCTACCAAGCTTCTAGTACGTAAAATCTTAGTGACCTTGTCATGCATAAAGCGTTTAACTTGGTCATTCTTTTCTTTTTCAGTTTGTTCTTTCATACATTCAATACAAAATGGCTTGCCTTTGCGGTCTAGCACCATTTGAGTTTTATGAATTGGACATACTTGGTCTGCTTTTTCGGTTTTAATTGCAATTCCTTCTAGTCCTTGCATCATTATCACCACCTTTAAAACGGTAAATCATCGTCTGGAATGTCACTTATATTTGGCTCGCCACCGTAGCCGCCATTAGACGGCTGTTTCGCTTGATTTAAGTCATTAGCATTCACATAAGAATCAAACTTAGATGCTTGAAATAGTGTAGATGGTCGCATATATTTCCAGAACCTCGTTCCTTGCCATGCATATGCCTGATTATCAATGGCTTTTTTGAAGTCTTCTAGCGTTGCACCTTCCTCAAACCGTTGTCTAATTAATTTCTGATAAGCTTTGGTTTGATAGCGTAGATGCTGATTAGTTTTTTTATTGAGATAATCAATAATTTCTTTGTAAGGGATAGGTGGTTCTGCGTCAGCAGAACTATATATATCTTCTACTGTTCTATTAGTTGTTCTATTATTACTGTTATATTTAGTTGACCGTGGTGTCATGGGGGTTGCGACATCTGTGCCAGTACCCCCCTGACACTCATTTCGCCACCCTCTTGACATATATGTCATGAGGTCGTCGCCAGCACGTATTTTTCGACCTATGATTGCACCGTTTTCACTGCTTTTAATATTCTCTCTACTAATTAATTTTTTCTCTTCAAGAAGTTCAAGATACCTATTAACAGAGCGTGAATTAACATCAATTCTTTCAGCTATTTTCTTGTTGCTCATAAAGAACGAGCCTGTGATATTCAGCATTGAAATAATATGTCCCATCAAGATAATTGACTTAGGCTTTTTTAAAAGGTCTTTATCTTCCGCGATTGATGGTGGAATCATTAAGAATGCTTTTGCACCAGTAAATGCTTTTTGCTCTTCGCTCATATTTATGCTCCTATCTTCATGCCGTGTGTAACAAGATCATTTTTCTTAATAAAGTCGTACAGAGCTTTATTCTTTTCATCTTTCTGTTTCCAATTCTCAATAAACGCTTTGGCTTGCTTGTCTCCACTACTTTCAAGACCTACAATATCGGTTACCAGTTCTTTGCCACCACCATATTGAGTTTTTCGCTTTTTTGCTATTTGAATTAATTCCTGCTTGGTAATTTTCTCCTTACGCTGTGGCGTTTTTTCGTCGTTGCTTGGTAAATCTTCACCAGCGTAAATGTTCAAACCCAGCCCCGCAAATGCTAACGCCTTAGTTAACGCCCGCATTTGCGTTTTATTAATTTCAAAGTAAGTAACTTTTTTAGGGTCAAGTGCCCTATTGTGAAAGTCCATGACATAAAGCTTTGAACTATATGTCTCACCTTTAATAGTTACGCTGGCTTCAACTTCAACGCCGTACTCAGTACGTAAGTAATCGTGTGTACCAATCTGCTGATAATTACCGTCTGCTGTTTGTGTGTAATATGGGTATTCCCGCAGCTTATAACTAGCATCGGGGAAAATACTCTTTACCAGACCCCAGGCTTTCGCCCAGCTTAGATAATTAAGACCATTCTTTTTATCAACAAACTTAGAAACATCTACTTTTGACAAGCGCTCATAAACGCTAGCGTTGTCTTTTTTGGCTTGTTCTTTCTTTTCATCCTGCAACTGGTCAACTATCTTAATTAGCTGATCTTTTGTCATTTCTGCTAGCTTTGTTGCCTCAGTCATGTTTAATCTCTCCTCTG